CCGACTATTAAGATGCCTGATGGACGTATTCTTTCTGGCGCAACCTATATGCCAGACTCACGCCGACTAATACCTATGGAGAAAGAAGATGGCGGTCAACGAAGCAGGGAACTACACGAAGCCCAAAATGAGGAAAAGCCTGTTCAACCGAGTAAAGCGAGAAGCAAAGGGCGGGGCAAGCGGTCAGTGGTCAGCAAGAAAAGCACAAAGGCTAGCAATGCTGTATAAGAAAGCTGGTGGTGGATATACATCGTGAAAGCTCCGCAGAAATCATTACGCGCTTGGACTAAACAAAAGTGGCGCACCAAGTCTGGCAAGCCTAGCACACAAGGCAGTAAGGCTACTGGTGAGCGTTACCTCCCAAGCAAAGCTATAGAAGCAATGAGTGACTCAGAGTATCAAAGCACCACAAGAGCGAAGCGGGCGGCGATACGAAAAGGTAAGCAATTCGCCAAGCAACCAAAGGATGTCGCAAAGAAAGCGGCACGATACAGATGAGTTTCATGCACACTATTAAGGCTGAAGAACGTGAAGTTCTAAGGCGTGTTGTTAAAAAAGTACATCTAGCATACCATCCTAAAGAGTTCTGCACTGACCTAGAGGCTGACAAGGTTATCGCAACCATCGGTCCTGAGATTGTAGAACGCATGATTAAGTTTGGTAAGGATCACAAGGTTGACCAGCTTTAAGTACAAGCCTGATGGCGAAGTTTTGAAAGCCTTTATGAAGGACGAATCGTTCTTTCGTGGCATACGCGGTCCTGTTGGATCGGGTAAATCTGTTGGCTGTTGCGTTGAAGTATTCCGCAGAGCTTTGCAACAAGAGCGAAACAAGGATGGTGTACGCCGTAGTAGGTGGGCAATCATTCGTAATACTAATCCACAGCTAAGAACAACCACGATCAAGACATGGCTTGATTGGTTTCCCGAAGAAGATTGGGGAAAGTTCTTATGGTCTGTGCCTTACACTCATTGGATAAAACAAGCTGACTTAGAGCTTGAAGTAATCTTCCTAGCCCTTGACCGACCAGAAGATGTCAAGAAGCTTTTGTCCCTTGAGCTTACTGGCATCTGGATCAACGAGGCTAGGGAGATACCCAAATCAATTATTGATGCGTGTACTATGCGTGTTGGGCGTTTCCCTTCTATGCGTGATGGTGGTCCTACTTGGTCTGGTGTAATAGCTGATACTAACGCACCAGAAGAAGATCACTGGTGGCCTATTATGTCGGGTGAAGTTCCTATCCCTGACCATATACCTCAAGAGCAAGCCAAGATGCTGGTCAAGCCTGATAACTGGTCTTTCTATGTGCAACCAGAGGCTATGATAGAAAAGACAGACGATAATGGTGGCGTGTTAGAATATCTGCCAAATAAAAATGCTGAAAATAAAGAGAACATGCTTAAGACGTATTATTCTAATCTAATACGCGGTAAGACAAAAAGCTGGATTGATGTCTATGTAATGAATAGACTTGGTACAATCCAAGAAGGAAAGCCTGTATATCCTATGTTTGTTGCAGATACGCACATAGCTAAAGAAGAAATACCAGTTGCAGATGGTGTGCCTTTGTATGTGGGCATTGACTTTGGCCTTACCCCTGCGGCTGTCTTTGGTCAGAAGGTTAGAGGTAGATGGCTAATACAGTCAGAGATTGTGGCTATTGATATGGGCATTGTTAGGTTTGCTGAATTACTGCGCCAAGAAATAGCAACTAGGTTTGCTGTTCTAAATGATGTGCATATCTATGGTGATCCTGCTGGTGACTTCCGCGCACAAACCGATGAAAGCACACCTTTTCAAATACTTAGGGGTGCTGGCCTAAGAGCAAACCCAACTCATAGCAACTCTGTTGACCTTAGGCTTGAAGCTGTCTCAAGCAACCTAAACAAAATGGTTGAGGGCAAGCCAGCATTTATGATTGATCGGCGTTGCCCAACACTTATCAAGGGCTTTGAGGGTGGCTATGGATACAAGCGTATGCAAGTATCTGGTGAAAGGTTTGATGATAAGCCTGATAAGAATATGTATTCACACATCCATGATGCTCTACAGTACCTAATGTTGGGTGCTGGTGAGGGCAGACAGTTAATATCTGGTCAAAGACAATCCAAGGCTTTTAATGCCAAGGCAGAGTATGATGTCTTTGCTAGGAAGCCAAAGCAAACCAAACGGCATGGTTTGTGGGCTAGAATGTAATTTGTGAGTTGCAGACTGCAATAAATTGTGGTTAGCAATAGATAGTTATAAAGGAGATAGCCATGTGTGTAGGTCGTGCGCCTAAAACACCTCAAGTCGATCCTGCTATAAAGGCACAGCAAGAAGCTGATAAAGCCAAAGCCCTTGAAGAAAAGAAGGGTGCAAAGCAAGAGCGTCTTGAAGAAACCGTTCAAAGTATGCGTAAGGGGTCGGGGCGTAGATCTTTGATCCGCAGTTCGGGTGGTGGTGCTGGATTTTATAACAGGTTTAATCAATGATAACATATACAGACACATCATCCTTTGGTGGATCTGGCGGTGGCAACGATAAAGTTGCCGCTATGTATTTGAAAAAATACGAAAAAGCTAAATCTATGCGTGAAAACTTTGTACCACTCTTTGAGGAATGTTACGAGTATGCGCTTCCACAGCGCGAGTCGTTCTACTATGAAACGATTGGTCAGCGCAGGGATGACAAGATCTTTGATGAAACTGCTGTTGTTGGTGTGCAGGAGTTTGCATCCCGCTTGCAACAGGGTCTTGTGCCTAACTTTGCACGTTGGGCAGACTTTACATCTGGCAGTGAAGTGCCACCTGACTCACGCGAAAGCGTTGATAACGACTTGGATGAAGTTACAGAGTATGTGTTTGAAGTAATACAGAACTCAAACTTTGGTCAGGAAGTGCATGAGTCATTCATGGATCTGGCTGTTGGTACTGGTGTATTGAGCGTTGCAGAAGGTGATGCAATCAATCCTGTAGTGTTCTCTGCTATACCGTTACCGCATGTTGTTCTTGATTCTGGACCTGATGACAAGATCGACCATGTGTATAGAGAAAGACAAGTTCGCGCATCTGATATTGCAATCATGTATCCAAAGGCGAAGATTAGTGACAAACTTACCAGCAAGATTAACAACTATCCTGATGAACGCATTAAGATACTTGAAATCGTTTGTAAGGATTACACAGTTAAAAACGAAGATGCCTACCTTTTCTATGCTATCGAATGTGATACCAAAGAAATTGTTAAAGAGGAGAAGTACCGAGGTGTTGGGTCAAATCCTTTTGTTTGCTTCCGTTGGTCAAAATGTAGCGGCGAAGTCTATGGGCGGGGTCCTCTCATCAATGCGCTTAGTGCTATTAAGACTACAAATCTTACGATTGAACTTATACTTGAAAACGCGCAAATGGCTATCTCAGGTATATACCAAATGGAAGATGACGGAGTAGTTAACCCAGATACGATTAACTTGGTTCCAGGAACGGTCATACCAAAAGCTACTGGATCACGCGGTCTTGAGCCTATTCGTGCGGCTGGTTCGTTTGATGTGGCTAACCTTGTTCTCTCAGACATGCGCTTGAATATTAAACGTGCGCTATACAATGATATGCTTGGTAATCCTGATCGTACTCCTGCTTCTGCTACAGAGGTTGCAGAGCGTATGTCAGATTTATCTCGGCGTATTGGTTCTGCCTTTGGCAGACTACAAGCAGAACTTGTTCAGCCTGTTCTTCAAAGGGTGGTGTACATTCTAAAGAAGCAGGGGCGAATTGATCTTCCGACTATTAATGGTCGTGAAGTAAAGGTACGTTCAGTATCACCTCTTGCACAGGCACAGGCCAATCAAGATATATCCTCCGTTGCTCGTTGGCTTGAGCTTGTGCAGGGCAGTTTTGGTCCAGAGGTAATGAACCTACTGATTAATTCAGAAGATACCGCCGCTTACTTAGCAAAGAAGTTTGGCGTCCCTGATACACTGATCCGCGACCTTGAGGAACGCAGACAAATGGTGGCTATGGCACAAGCGATGCAACAGCAACAAATGTCTCAACCTCAAGAGGAACAGATAATTGGTACGCAACAATAACGCATATCTAGGACTTGATGGTTATCAGCGCAAGAAAGAAGAAGATGTAAAGATTAGCTTGAACCTAGCTAGTCTGTTTAGCACTGATACTGGCGCAGAAGTCTTACGCTATCTAAGATCAATCACAATAGAACAAGTTCATGGTGCAGGGGTTTCCGATGCGGAACTGCGCCATATGGAAGGACAGCGATATATCGTTGGCCTCATTGAATCACGCATCCGTCACGCACATAGGGCAAAAAACGATGAATGAAGAAGCGCAAGTAGAAGCACCACAGGAAAGTGATGTTGTTACTGAGGGCGGCGATCCGTTATTGCAAACGGAATCCGAGCGTCCTGAGTGGTTGCCAGAAAAGTTTAAGACCGCAGAAGATCTGGCTACAGCATACTCATCACTTGAAGGCAAGCTAGGTCAAAAGGATGTAGAAGCTAGAGATGCTTGGATGAAAGAAATCCAAGAAGAAGCATTTGCTAATCGTCCAGCAGAGGTAGGTGACTATCAGTTGCCAGAAGGTTTTGATGAAACTCAGACAGAAGGCAATGAGTTGCTTAACTGGTGGGCTAATCAATCATATGAAAACGGCTACAGCCAAGAGGAGTTTCAAGAAGGCATACAAATGTATATGGATGCTTTGAACTCTGATGTTCCTGACTTTGAAGCTGAGACTGCAAGGCTAGGTGATAATGCCTCGGCAAGAACAGAAGCGGCTAGTTTGTTTGCTAACCAGTTCTTTCCAGAAGAACACATAACAGCGATAGAGCGTATGTGTGAAACTGCTGATGGCATCATGGCTCTTGAGCATATCATGGAGCAAGTTAAGCAGTCTGGTCCTGCTGGTAGCGGTGAAACAGCTATGCAAACTAACGAAGCTGAACTAAAAGCAATGATGTTAGACCCACGGTATCATGATCCTGCTAGGCGTGACGCACACTTTGTCAGCCAAGTAGAATCAGGTTTTAAGAAAATCTATGGCTAAGGATCTAATCCGAGTTGGTAGGCTCTCGTTGAGCAAAAGCCTACCCTATCACGCAGAAGCAATAGCAGATGACTTACGACTGCATGATCTAAGAGAGTGCTTGATATACGGCTTAAGGCCGCTAGAAGCTCTTACAGAGCCTTTGGCTATACACGGCGCAAAAACATACACAATAAAATTTGATGATGACCCTATCGCTATGTGCGGCTCTGTACCACTAGATCAATCTGGCGCAAGGATATGGATGCTTGGCACTAACAGCATTACTAATAACTTTAGGCCATTCCTTAGAGGGTGCGCTGATGCAATAGAACTACTGCACAGTGATTATGAGTACATAGAAAACTACGTTCCAGCTGATCATCATGAAACAATTATGTGGTTAAGCTGGTGCGGATTCACCTTTGATGATGTGACGTATGATATATGCGGTCATACTATGATGCGTTTTGTGCGTTGCAGAGAGAAACATAAAGATGTTATTGCTGAATTAACACGGCCTGTAATGCACTGAGCGACCCGCAAGGATACTCGCGTTGAGGATGCCACACAGATAACCGCAAAACTGTAACTCAACAACCTTAAAGAGAAGGACTGTAAAATGGCGAACTCAATAGATACCGCCTTTATCAAACAGTTTGAATCAGAGGTTCACATGGCTTATCAGCGCATGGGTTCTAAATTGCGGAACACAGTGCGTACAGTAAGTAATGTGAGTGGTTCAGTAGTTCGATTCCAAAAGATCGGCACTGGCTCTGCTTCAACTAAATCACGCAACGGTATGGTAACTCCGATGGAACTAGCCCATACCACAGTAGAAGCAACAATGGCTGACTTCTACGCCGCCGAGTACATCGACAAGTTAGATGAACTCAAGACAAACATTGATGAGCGTCAGGCTGTAGCTAAATCTGCCGCCGCCGCACTTGGTCGTAAGACTGATGAGATTTTGATTACAGCTATGGATGCTGGTGCAAACTCAACTCAGATCCACGACGCAAGTTCTGCTTTGGAAAAAGCTGATCTGCTGTCTTTGTTTGAGACATTTGGCTCTGCTAATATTCCAGAGGACGGTGGACGCTATCTTGCTATGCACCCAAAGGGTTATGCTGATTTGTTTAGCATTACAGAGTTTGCTTCTAGTGACTTTGTAGGTGAGCAGAATCTACCTTACGCTGGCGGCATGAGCATGAAAGAGTTCTTGGGCTTCAAGATCTTTTCAACATCAGCCGTAACTGCTGGTAAAAACATGGCATACCACACATCTTCTGTGGGTCTGGGTGTTGGTGCTGACGTTACTACTGAGTTGAATTACGTTCCAGAGCGTGTCTCACACCTTGGAACTTCCATGATGTCAATGGGTGCTGTTGTTATTGACGACAACGGTATCTATGAAGTCTTAGACAACAACTAATAGGAGATATTGAAATGGCTTTTAGTGCTACAGGATTATCTCGGTTAGCTGGTGCATCAAACCTTAACTTGTGGGCTTACACAACTACAGACGCTATTGCGGCTGTAAACTCTGCTGGTTATTTTAACGATGCGGCAAATATGCTAGCTATTAGAGATGTTATAATTGTGGCTGACACAAACACGCCTACAACAAGTTTTGTAAGTGTTTTGTCAAATACTGGCACAGTAGTAGATGTATCTGATGGTACAGCTATTGTTGAAACAGACTCAGACTAATTAGGGGGAGGGGGCGAAAGCCCCCTCACTTATCATGACAGTAAGCACAACCGCAGACTCGGCTATTGATATTTCCTCTAGGGCTTTGATCTTGATTGGGGCAAACCCAATTACATCATTTGACGAAGGCAGTACAGAAGCACTTGTTGCTGTAAATATGTATGAAGATGTGGCTAGGGCTTCATTGGTTAATACACGATGGCGATTCGCTACTAACCAAGCTGTTATGAACTTGCTTTCAGATGCACCTACTGGTCGTTACGATCAAGCGCATCAGTTGCCTAATGATACTTTGATGGTTCATTCTGTTACAATTAACGACAACCTTATTGATTATCAGATCTATGGTGACAAAATATTTAGCGATACAACAGCTAATGACTCTTTAATTGTTGATTACACATTTAGAGCAGAAGAAGAAAACTGGCCTTCATACTTTGTGATTGCAGTAGAGTATGCACTTGCCAACATCTTTGCCACATCTATTGCAAGAGACGCTAGCCTAGCACAGCTAATGCAAGCATCTGCAACACAAGCTATGGCAAAGGCGCGTAGTCTTGATTCGCAACAGCAGACAACACGCAGTATCCCAACATCGAGGTTCATTACTGAAAGGCGAAGTTAATGGCTCGTATTCGCGTACCTATTAGCAACTTTCAGTTTGGAGAAGTTAGTCCGTCTTTGGTTTCAAGGACGGATACGCCTATCTATAACAACTCTGCAAAGAAGGTGGAGAACTTTTTCTTACGCAATGAAGGCGGGTTGCTTAAAAGATTTGGCACTGAAAAGCTGTATGAGTTTGATACGACTGTTGATGCGGCAGTTACACAACAGGTGCGTATTGTACCTTTTATATTTTCTGATGATGAGCGTTACATTGTAAGCCTAGAGAATCTTAAGATTAGAATCTTTCAGATTAACCCTAGCACTGGTGCAATATCTTTAATTCAAACAATTACTGCTGATACCAGTTCAGCCGCTTTGCCATTTGGTCACGCTATACTGCCAGAACTTACATACGCACAAGCTGGCGATGTTATGTTTATAGCGCACCAAACCTTTATGACTCGCAAACTTGTACGCACAGGGCTTACAACATTTCAAGTTGAAACGCTGACCTTTGACGAAAGCGCAGATGGATTCCGCTCAAATGAACCATTCTATTCGTTTCAGCCAGTAGGCATGACGCTAGATCCCTCTGCCTCAACTGGCACAGGAATTACA